CTTCGGAGACCCACCTTTACGGAGACTACTATGAGTCCAAAAGTAGAAATTAAGTTTACTGATTTAGATGAATATGATAATGAGCGTACTCTCACTTACACTCAAAACAATATCTATACGACAGAAGACTTAGAACATGCTTTCGTCAAAGCCGCCTTATCTTGGGGTTTCGACGATTATTTCTTCGGCTATAATGCTGACGTATTCAAAAGAGAAAGTCATTAACCAATGAGTAAGACACTTATAGATGGCGATATCATAGCCTATAGATGTGCATTTGCTCATAAGGATGATCCTATTGAGACTGCACTTGAGGGTGTAGATGAGATTATGGAATACATCTTTAACGAGTGTTCTTTTTATAACCCTACAGGGGAATATGAAGTTTACATAACAGGTAAAAATAACTTCCGTAATAACATAGCTGTAACTCATAAGTATAAGGGTAATAGAAAGGATGCAGATAAACCTGTTCACCTTGTAGGTATTAGAGAGTATCTCGTAAGGAAGTACATGGCTATCTGCTCGAAAGGAGAAGAGGCAGATGATCTTATAGGCATAGAAGCAACTAGGGTTGGACCTAAAGTTGTAATAGCGTCTGCAGACAAAGACATGCTACAGCTAGCCGCCTATCACTTTAACTTTAATAAGAACGAGTGGAAGACGGTAGACGCTACTGAAGGCTTACAGTTTTTCTATACTCAGATATTAACTGGAGACACTGCGGATAATATAAAGGGGCTGTATAGAGTTGGCCCTGTTAAAGCAGAGAAGATACTAAAGGGCATAACTGAGGAGCGTGAGCTATGGAATACAGTAGTAGAAGCCTACGACAAAGATGTAGATAGGGTCTTAGAAAACGCTAGACTTCTCTGGTTAAGGAGATACGAGGGAGAGATATGGGAACCACCGCATCAGCGAAAGCCAAAGGCCGCTTAGGTCAACAAGAGGTAAGGGATAGGCTGCTGAAAGCCTTCCCCGAACTTCATCCTGATGACATCAAGAGTCAAATCATGGGGGTCAACGGAGAAGATATAGTTTTATCGCCAAGAGCAAGAGAAGTGTTACCACTCTCCATAGAAATCAAAAGGCGTAAAGATTTTAAGACTCTGTATGGTTACATGAAACAGGCTGAACAAGACAAAATATTTGAACCTGTAGTCTTTTTACGAGGAGACCGCCAAGATTGGTTGACTATTTGTAGGGCAGATTACTACATAAATCTACTGAAAGGTATACACGATGGATTTAAAAGAAGAGTTTAGAAAAGCCCTGTTAGAAAAAGGTATAGATATTCGTACTACCGTTCACTGGGCAGATTCAGAAGTTAAAAGGGGTTACTATGATGATGAGTTTCCTGATAACTATTACTTAAAAGCTTCTACGGAGTACTTAGGTCATTATGAACCTAACGATGTGTTAGTCCTAGATGGTGAAGAAGGCTTAGAGCGTCTTCGAGCTATAGCTAAACATTTTACCCATTCGATAGAGCCTGTGGAGATTTTTGACTGATGTCCTACCTAAATTCCCGACACAAGACTGCTGTAGTCTTTTCCTGCGCTCATGCAGACCCCTCAGCTAGTAACGAAAGATTCTTATGGCTAGGGGAACTTATATACGACGTAAACCCGACTTATGTTGTAGACTTAGGAGATGGCGCTGATATGCGTTCTCTTAACAGCTATGACGGCAGGAATCCCCAAGCTGTTGTATCTCAAAATTATCAGGCAGACATAGAGGCTTATAATGATTCTATGGACAAGATTAGACACAAGCCTAGTCAACGTAAGTACAAACGCGCTGCATGGTTTGGGTTTGAAGGTAACCATGAGAATCGAATAAAGAAAGCTATAGCTAGTGATCCTAGAGTAGAGGGTGATAAGTTTGGCATTTCTTTTAGTCACTTACAGACTGACGTATGGTTTGACGAGTACCATGAGTATAACAACTCTGCCCCCTCTCTTCACAGCTATGATGGGGTGCTGTATGCTCACTATGTTTCTAATGGAAATTATGGTGCTGCCATGTCTAATAAACATCATGGTTACTCTCTGACAGAAAAGCTGTCTTGCTCTGCAACAGTTGGTCACAGCCATAAGTTTTCTTACTACCATAAGGCAGAAGCCTTGCCTAACCCTATCAACGGTTTAGTCGTAGGTTGCTACAAAGGTAAAGAGGAGAGTTGGGCAGGCCAAGCCAATAGAGAGTGGCGGCATGGTGTAGCTATCAAACGGTATCTAGATAATGGTAGCTACGACTTACAGTGGGTCTCAATGTCTGCCCTTCAGAAGGAGTATGGAAGTGGTTGACAAGAGTTATGAAGAGGTTCTCGATATGATTGAGGCTTACGGATTTGAAAGAATACTAGAAGATGGTGAAATGAAGAAGCCTGACGTTCTAATGCTTTTAGACGAATTAGGTTTCTTAGAGTTGGAGATGTACGACGATGATTACAGCGGATGATATAGATGCTTTTATGAATAAGTATGACGATGGGTTTAACGACTATCAAGTTAAGGCACGTAAGTTTGCTGTGTACGACAGCAAGTTTAAGATTGTCTACCCTGCATTAGGTTTAACAGGTGAGGCAGGTGAAGTATCCGATAAAATAAAAAAGTGGTTAAGGGATGGTGTAGTAGATAAAGAAGAGTTAGCTAAAGAGTTAGGAGATGTACTTTGGTACGTTGCTATACTAGCAGATGACCTTGGATATGCCCTCTCTGACGTAGCCCAGATGAATATAGACAAACTAACAAAGAGGAAAAAGAACGGTAAGATACGAGGGAGTGGTGACAGTAGATAATCACCTTATAATAACTATAAAAAGAAAGATAAAAGATGACTGAATTTGGACCAAAACTAGGTATCTCAGAAGAGATACATTCCATGAAGTACCGTGGGAAAAACGAGACGTTTACTGACGCTATGACGAGAGTAGCAGATACACTTAAGGACAATCCAGAACACTTCGAACAGTTTCGAGATGTACTTTACAACCAAAGATTCTTACCTGCAGGTCGAGTTCAGTCTGCAATGGGTTCTCCTAGAGAGGTTACACCTTACAACTGTTTTGTGTCGGAAGGTATAGAAGACAGTATGGGTGGCATTATGAGGGCTGCACAAGACGCTGCACAAACGATGCGTCTTGGTGGTGGCATAGGGTATGACTTCTCTACACTAAGACCAAGGGGTGCTCTTATAAAGTCACTTGACAGTCGTTCAAGTGGTCCTCTCTCTTTTATGGGGATCTTTGATGCCGTGTGTAAAACAATTAGCTCTGCAGGTCACCGCAGAGGAGCACAAATGGGAGTGTTACGTGTAGATCACCCTGACATTGAGGAGTTCATCAGAGCAAAGAATAATAGTACTGACCTAACTCAGTTTAACATTTCTGTAGGTGTAACCGATAAGTTTATGTTTGCAGTCAAGAATGACGAAGACTTTGACTTAGAGTTTGAGGGTAGAGTATATAAGACAGTAAAAGCTAAGGCTTTGTGGGATGACATACTTAGAAGCACATGGGACTGGGCAGAACCTGGAATACTCTTCATAGATAAGATTAACAGGAAGAATAACCTCTGGTATATAGAAACAATACGAGCCACTAATCCATGCGGTGAACAACCGCTTCCGCCTAATGGTGCTTGTCTACTAGGTTCGTTTAACTTGACTAAGTATGTATCTAAAAATGAAGAGGGCTTTTGGACTTTCGACTTTGACATGTTTAAACTGGACATACCTATTGTAGTACGTGCTATGGATAACGTGGTAGACAGAGCTACTTACCCTCTTGTAGCTCAGGAAGAAGAAGCTAAGAACAAGAGAAGAATGGGGCTAGGTTTGACTGGTGTGGCTAACGCCATAGAAGCACTGGGGTATACCTACGGTTCTTCCGGTTTCCTAAAGACTCTAGAGACTATCATGGTAACCTTAAGAGATACAGCATATAGAACTTCTATTGATCTATCTAGGGAGAAGGGTTCGTTTCCTTTATTTGACCCAACTAACTATCTTATCAGTGAGTTTAGTTTAACCTTACCAGACGACATAAGACATGGCATACGTAAACATGGTATTAGAAACTCTCACCTACTATCTATAGCTCCTACAGGCACTATCAGCTTGTCTGCAGATAATGTTAGTTCGGGCATAGAGCCAGTGTTTAGTCTATTCTATGACAGAACCATACAGACTTTTGACGGACCTAAAGTAGAACGTGTAGAAGATTATGGTTATAATGTGTTTGGGGTTAAGGGTAAAACTGCTGACGAGCTATCTGTGTTTGATCATGTAAAAGTACTTAACTTAGCTAGTCAGTTTGTAGATAGTGCTTGTTCAAAAACTTGTAACGTAGGAGACGAAGTTACTTGGGAAGATTTTAGAGATGTATACATGAGAGCCTACGATGGCGGTGCTTCTGGTTGTACTACCTTTAGAGCTTCTGGTAAGAGGTACGGCATACTAAATGCTGCTGCATCAGAAGATATTGCAGAAGAAGACGAGAAACAGCTTGACTTGTTTATGGATGAAGATGTAAAACCTCAATCAGTCGAGAGTGGCGCTTGCTACTACGACGCTGAAACTGGCTTAAGGAGCTGCGAATAATGGAAAACCAATTACCACTATACTTAGAAAAACATCTGGAGGATATAGGTGTTATGAAAGATCCTAAGTTATCTAATCAAGAGGAGCTTGAGAACCCTTATACTACCGTCTTCACTTCGTTTGGTTATGACGTGTATGCTGAAGATGAGGAGATAAAGTTTTGATCAGCCCTATGACTGTTGAAGAACGCTTGCGCTCTATTGAGCGTGATAACGTAAACAACCCTGCTCACTATGGGCAGGGTAACATAGAGTGCATAGAGTACATACTCGACTTCCTAAGTGATGAAGAAATTATAGGATACCTACGTGGGAATATAGCTAAATACCTTCATAGGTGGCGAGATAAAAACGGTATAGAGGATCTTAGGAAAGCCGACTGGTATCTTCATAGGCTCATAGAGCACGAAGAGAAAGTAATAGAAGGGAGAACATAATGTGGACAGCAGTTCTCTTACTTTGTAGTTCTCTTGAGTCTGAGGACTGCCGCGCTGAAGTTAACAGGACAGTAGTAGACTCTTATGAGAAGTGTAACTTCCTACTGGCAGCAGGTATAGAAATGTTTGAATACTCAGGTCTATATGTAAAGGATTATAGGTGTATACAATGGGGAGACAGAATATAAAGTCTAACCCTATGGCTAAAGACTTACGGCAACCTAAGTACAAGCCTAGGGTCATACCAAATAAAAAGAAATCTACACTTAAGATTAAGCATAAAAAAGGGGGTCTCGAAAGAGACCCCTTTAGTTTTACATAGGAAGTATTATTAGTATACTAGCCTATTTTCTTTTTGTGAAGCTCAACATGAACCCATAGATTCTCGATCCTATTTGTTGTGGTGTGGGCAAGAGCCATCCCAACAGAAGCAAGAGTAAAACCCAAGGGGGTATGTTAGTGTTGAGGATTTTAATTTGCTCGACTGACTTTGCCTCGACCTCTTTGCGTATTTCTGTTGTAATGATATCCCTACCTGCATCTTGTTGATTCTGTTGGGCGACAACTTGTTGTGTGTTCTCTTTTCCTGCAAGTACATTCGCATTTACAGTTGGACCCCCTTTACTAGATAGGGGGTTAAGGAATGAGGGTATTGCCGTACAACCAACTAAGAGACTACTTAACAGAAGACTTGCTATAAGATTCCTCATGCACAACTTTCTTTGGTGTTACTGTTGTCTTAGATTCTTTACCCATCCAAATACCAAAGCAGCCTGTTAAAGCCCCCATGCAAACAGACACAAGACCACTCTGTGCAACAGATGGATCTGGTAAACTCATAAACCAGTGTACTGCTTGGTATGTCAGTATAGTTACAGCCAACATCATCAACCTTGGTATAATTTTCCAATCATCAATTATCGTGTGTGCCATTATTCCTCGCATAAACTATTGCAATCTTTTTGTTTCGGGTAATTATCACAACCTTACCGTCTTTATCATATACTACAAACTTACTGTTTATTTCTATCAACCTCAAAGCAATGTACCGCTGACTTACTATTCGTTATCATCACTCTTGCTTTTACCATTTCTTCTTTGCAAGCCTCTTCTGATCCGTATGTACCTACTTGATAGTACTCGAAGTCACGAGTTCCTATCGTAAATTGCATCCACACTAAGAACCACATTACCACCTACCTTGAGCTTTACCAATAAAATAAAATAAACAAAACAAGATGCCACCGCTAATAATAAAAAGAAAAGCACCAATAGCAAAGTTAATAGCGGCATCCATTTGCTCCTGCTTTCTATACAACTCTTGCTTTCTTTTTCTACGCATCTGTGCCTCTATCTGTAAGACTTCCTTCCATGCGCTTGGTCCGTATGTAAATGAGATGTGATCCTTTATCTCTGCCCTCATAGATTCCATCTTCTTTTTATGCGCAAAGATTTCTATTGCAGTCTCTTCGTCAGAACCTTTGAATGTTTTCTTCCAAAACGGAGGGTTCTTTTCTCTCTCTTCTAAGTTAGTAAAGTCAGAGAAAGCTTTACCCCAGTTAGCAAGTTGACTTGTCATATCCTGGAAATCTTTACCTGCACCAATAGCTGCCTTCAAACCCTTGAAAGCACCGGTGGCCATCATTACGCAACTTACTGGGTCCATTACCTATCTCTTAATGCTTGCTCTATGCTGTCCAGTTTGTTGAAGATTGCCTTGACAGTCTCTTTCAGCTCTTTCATCTCTCTGTCGTAGGCTAACCTATTGGCTTCATATTGTACTTGTAGTACAGCTATATCCCTTTCGTTCTTTATAGACTTCATAAATAGAAACCACACAATAAACGCAAGTGGTGGTGCTAACCACTGTGCTATAAATGTAAGCATCTCCATTACATTAGCTCAAAATGAGGTGCGTCAATAAATGGTCTACGCCCTTGGCTACGTCTTAGATCTACGTATGCCATCATAGCGTTTTCTGCAGAACCAGGGTAAGATCTAATGTCACCTTCAGACCAAGCAGCCCCCCACTTTATACTACAACCCACTTCGTATGCAGCTTGTTTAAAAGCATCACAGATGTTGTCATACAAGTTTAGTTCCCAAGAAACATCAGAACCTACATAAGCCACTACGTCTACTGCATGACTAAACCCGTCCTCTTGTAGCAGGTGCTTAGATTTCATTGTCTGAGATCTTCCTGCAGCTACGTTAGCCTTTTGTTCATCTAAGGTACGGATACCTTGAGTAACTCCAAAGTCTACATCCGTAATCTGAATAGCTCTTTCTACAACCCCAGTCATAGCAGGGTGTACACCTTCTAATCTGTCCATTGACCTCTGACTTAGTCTAAAACTCATTATTTACCTCTTATTGACAAGCTGAAGTGCCATCAAAGACACAAAAGACTTTTGGTTCTACTAGCTGAAACTCTGGCTTAACTATGCTAACTGTTGCTAGGTCTGACATTGTGTCATTAGTATCTATTGCTACCTTAGTACTATTGTCAGACTGAACAACTGCTATCTCTTTGTTTGTTCTATTGCCATCGACTGTAGCAGCTATTTGTCCTAGACCAATTATGGTTGGAGATAGTGCAGCTACTGTGTTTAATACTTTGTCACCAGTGGAAATTGGTTGAGCAGTGATAGCCCCAGAAGCATTACCACTTTGCATGAGTAAAGCAGCGGCCACAACTCCACCGTCACCTTGTGCAGCTATCTGAGCAATCGTATCCATACGTTTCCACTCAGCAGAACTATTGTACTTTTGATAAGCCTCGTTCATGGCTACGTCATTTTTAGTTGAGCAAGCTGCAAGTAGTACGGTGGAAATTAATAGTAATTTTTTCATAAGGTTACTCCTTAACAATGAGTTTGGTTGCTGAAATAGCAGTCCCTGCCAGTACACTTGGCGTTGCAGCCGTTGTGCCTATCGTTCCATCTGTTTGTAC